GAATTTGCCCGCCGCGTGCGCGCGTTCCATCCCGCGAGCCTGACCGGCGTCAGCCGCAGCGGCCGCGCGAACGCGGACTTTGACGCCGTTCATCCCGTCACGGAGCTCGATCAGCTCCTGCCCGAGACTGACCTTCTCTTCATGTCTCTCCCCTCGGTGAGCGACACGGTGAACATCCTGAACGCAGACCGCATGGCGTTGCTCCCGAAGGGCGCTTATGTCGTCAACGTCGGCCGCGGCACGGCCATCGACCAGGACGCGCTGATCAAAGCGCTGGATTCCGGGCACCTCGCCGGTGCGGCGCTCGATGTCGTCGTGCCCGAACCGCTGCCTGCGGATCATCCGCTGCGCAAGGCCAAGAACCTCCTGCTCACGCCGCACGTCGCGGGCAACATGACGCTCGGCTACACCTGCGAGCGCAACGTGCAGCTCTTCTGCGAAAATCTGGAAAATTACGCCGCGGGCCGCCCGATGCATCACCTCGTCGACCGCAGAAAGGGCTATTGAATCGCGTCGCGTTCCGCCGCTTTGCGGCGGGCGCAGCACATAAAAAGGCAGCAATATGAAAAATTCCCGCATCAAAAACGGTATCATGCGCATTGTGCAGGGTATCATCATCGGCGCGGGCGCGATTTTGCCGGGCATCTCCGGCGGCGTGCTCGCAGTCGTATTCGGCATCTACCGCCCCGCGATGGAGCTGCTCACGCACCCCAGGCGCGCGCTTCAACGCTACTGGCGGATGCTGCTCGCCGTCGGCATCGGCTGGGCGATCGGCTTTTTGGGCGGCGGCAGCGTGATCCTTGCGCTGTTTCACCAGTCGGAAACCGTCGCTACGTGCCTCTTCATCGGGCTCATCCTCGGCACGCTGCCCGACCTCTGGCACGAGGCGGGCACGCAGGGGCGCGGCAACGGCTCGTACATCTCGCTGATCGTCAGCTTCCTCGCCCTGTTCGGCGCGCTGATGGCCGTCAAGTTCAGTTCATTTGCCGAGATGCCCGCAAACTTCTGGGGCTTTCTCTTCTGCGGCGTGCTGTGGGGCTTCAGCTTCATCATCCCGGGGATGACGTCGTCGTCCATCCTGATGGCGGTCGGCCTTCTCACGCCGCTGATCGACGGCATTGCCCAGCTTGATTTCACCGTGCTCATCCCCTGGGGGCTTGGCATGGCCGGCGTGATGGCGCTCTTTGCCCGCATTGTGAGCAGGCTTTTCGACACGCACTACTCCATCGCTTATCACGCCGTCATCGGCATCGTGCTTGCCTCCACGCTCATTATCATTCCGACGGGCTTTGCCTCGACAGCGGAGATGGTCTGGGGCGTCGCGTGCGCCATCCTCGGCGCGGTGCTCGCGTATTTTGGCAGCAAGCTCCAGCCGCAGGAAGACGCGGAGATTGAGGCGAAATAAAAGCAGATACAAAAAGCTGACGGTCAAAAGATCGTCAGCTTTTTACGGTATCATCATTTGTGAGCGCTTCGCTTTTGCGCTTGCGCTTGTAGTGGTACATCGTCCGGTCGGCGCGTTTGATCGCATCCTCTACGCTGCCGAGCACCGGATTGAAGCACGCATAGCCGACCGACACGTGCGGCAGGTGCTCGTTTTTCACTCGCCGTGCCGTCAGCTCGCGCAGGAATTCCGAAAGATACTTTTCCGCCGCCGTGTCGGAGATTTGCGCGATGACGCAGAATTCGTCGCCGCCGATGCGGTAGCAGTAGCCGACCTTGGAGAACACGGCGTAGATCGTGCTGCCGACCTCGGCAAGCACCGCATCGCCCACGCCATGGCCAAAGGTGTCGTTGACGGACTTGAACTCGTCCACGTCGAAATAGTAGATGACTGCGTGCCCGCGCAACGAGGCGAGACGGCTCTCATAGCTGCGGCGGTTCAGAAGATGGGTCAGCGCGTCGATTTTCTGCGTGAGCTCGGAATACAGGATGTAAATCATCAGAACATCGACCGCTGAGCACGCCCACATGATGCGCACTCCGGCACCGTACTGGAGGAACAGCCCACAGAAGAAAAAGACCGGCAGGACGATAACGAGCGCCCGATACAGGCCATAATGGTGCGAGCTCTCGCTCAGCAGCTGACCAATGAACAGCAGAACGCCGCTGACATAGGCCAGCACGTAGACCCAGTAAAACGTTTCGTGATGATAAACGTTTTGTGCGTCGACCGAAAAGATGAAGCCGAAGAAAGCCGACAGCACCTCGAGCCCCGCGTGGACGCCGATGAGGGTATAAATGAGCTTTTTATGCTTGAGCGGCGTCATCAGGTCGCTGCAAAGCACAGTGATGATCGGCGCTGTGGACAGCTCGATGGTCTTAACAAGGATGTGCAGCGTCCGCAGCGACGGGTCGGCCCCGTCCATCCAGACGCCGAACCATTCCGATACCATGCATGCGATCACCAGTACGGAGATCGTGTAAACCGTCTACTTTTTGTCATGCTCCATCAGATCATTGCCGCTCACAAGCATGTCCATGATAATCATAATAAAGACCGAAAGGAAGATGGTAGCCGAGTAGAAATCAAACATGGCGCGAACCTTCCTTTCTGATAGTTATATTCTTACCATATCACCGTTGAGAAAGACTGCAACGAAAACTAAAAAACGTCGAATCCTGTCGTTATTCCAAAATTCACACAGAATCTGACAGCAATTCGCTGTACTGCGCAAGGCTCTGCGTGGCGAGTTGCTGCATCGTCGACCAGTCCGCCGCGCCCGCACTTCCCTGGACCGCCACGGTGCGAAAACCCGCGTCCTTCGCGTTTTGGATGGCGGAAAGCGAGCCGGAAAAGACGATCGTATCGTCCTTTTGCGAGTGCAGGCGCTTCATCGCGCGCTCGAACATCGTGCCGCTGTCCGCCTTGCAGAGCGCGACGGATTCTGTCAGCACGAAGCGGAAATACGAGTTAAGCCCCGCCTTTTCGAGCGCTTTTTGCGCGTCCTCCGCGCTGAGCGCCGTCACCGCGCCGAGCCACACGCCCTCCATCTTAAAAAGTGAAAGCGTCTTGTCGAGTCCCTCGCGCGCCGCGCCGTCGGGGGTGAAGAGGGTATCGCCCAGTGTAAAGATTGCGCTTTGCAGCCGCATATTCGGTTCCTCCTGCGTGAATGATGATTGCCTCTTATTATAATGCGCCCCGCCGTCATTTGCAATCGCGGCGAAGAAGAATATCCTATGCAGTGCGATTCTGTATAAATTTACGGATGCATTCACAAAAGGATCTGAAAGACGGGGCTTGACGCACTGCTTTGTGAAAAATGATGAACAAAAATACAGATTCAACGCTGAAATTTGGCGGGATTAGGTATGAATATTCCCTTGACTATGTATTTTTATTGAGTTACACTAAACTCATCAACTTTCCGCCGCTGTGTGTGGCGGCATAAGACCACTCTGGAGGACGAAAACCATGAAACATTATCCAAACTCTGTCAGCAAAGCGCTCGCGCTGCTGATGGCCCTGGTAATGACGCTCTCGCTCGCGGTCACGTCCGCGTTCGCCGTCAGCTATCAGGACATGAACCCCAAGGACGATGCGCTGCTGGGAACGAAATTCCCGGTCGACGCGACCATCACCCTTGTCACCGATAAAAACGGCAAGGACGTGTCCCTCTCCATCCCCGTGTCCGGCATGACGAAGGATGCGCTCGCCGCGGCCGTCAGCACCGGTACCGTTTCGCTCTCGCTCGAGCGCGACGATTCCCGCCCCTACGTCAACGAGGAGCTGTTCCCCTACGCTTACGCGGGCGGCTCTCTGAATGACTGGCTGACCGAGGGCGACGAGCACCAGTTCACGGACATCAAGCTCTCCGCAAGCGAGAAAAACGGCAAGACCGTCCTCGACGTGAGCTTCCACGTGAATAACTACTTCTACTCCACCAACCGCAGAACCGGCGTGACCAGCGTCGACTACAGCGTGCCCCATGTGAACGGCGGCTACTACATCGACCTGTGCGGCTACTTTGATCTCGTCGCCAAAAACAGCGGCAAGGATCTCGGCTCCGTGAGCGTCAAGGTTGCGCCGTATGAAAACTTCAACACCATGTGGGAGATCTACAAGGAGCTCGATACGATCGTGGCAAACGGCACGAAAAACGGTCTCTACGTGGAAGAATTCTCCATGGGCCAGTCCACCGCGGGCCGTGATATGCCCTATCTCATCGTAGCCGACTCCAAGGCGAGCGTGAGCAAGTGGCTCGCCCTGACCGAGCAGGCCGAGACCGATCCCGATGCCGTGCTCGCCCAGATCAAGTCCGGCGCGCTCGACGAGATCCGCGTGCCCGTGATGTATTCCAACATCCACTCCAACGAGGTCGCCGCCACCGATGGCGTGCTCGATTTCGCCAAGATGATCACGAGCGAAAAGACCATCGACTACAAGACGCTCACCGGCTTCACCGCCGCGGGCGAAAAAGAGCTCAAGGCCGAGATGGGCCCTGTGGGCGCGGAGGGCAGCGTCGCCATCCCCGACCTCGTCAAGGATAAGGCCAGCTACTTAGGTTACCTGACGGTCGATAACAACGGCAAATCCGGCAAGGTCGACCTTGAAGAGTATTACACCGTCGAAAATAAGAGCGTGAACGTCAAGGACGAGCTTTTGTCCGACGTGTTCTTCATCCTCGTCCCCGAGGAGAATGTCGACGGACGTACTTACCTGACGAGACATTCCACCAATGGCTATGACCTCAACCGCGACAACTCCTTCCAGACCACGAGCGAGACGGCCAACATGCAGCAGCTCATCGGCACGTTCAACCCCATGTCGCTTGCCGAGTTCCACGGCCGCGTGCAGGCCTTCCAGTGCGAGCCCTGCGATCCCCCGCACGAGCCGAACTTTGAGTACGACCTGCTCGCCGAGCACCTCATCACCGGCGGCGAGGCGCTGGGCATCGCGGCGGTCGCCAACAACGATGGTTACAACAGCTATGTCATCCCCCAGCGCGATTACCTGAGCTACACCGGCAACGGCACCGAGACCTACTGGGAAGACCCGTGGGACGATATGTCCACGAGCTACACTCCCCAGTTTGCCATGCTGCAGGGCACCGTTGCCTATACCGTTGAGCTGCCCGCCTACAACGATGATACCGCGCAGGCGGCGCAGTACGGTATCCTCGGCAACGCCGCCTATGTGGCTGCCGAAAAGCTTTCCTACCTTGCATCTCAGGTCACGATCTTCCAGCGCGGCGTGAAGAATCTAAACTCCGACGCGTATGAGCTCGTCGGCCAGTGGTTGTGCGACCAGAACGACGTCGAGGGCGCGGAGATGGACGTCTTCCGTCCCGAGTACAACGGCACGGGCCAGAACGGCAATTTCTATCCCGAGTGCTACATCATCCCGCTCGACGGCAAGAACCAGACCAACCTTCAGGCCGCGGCCGACATGATGGAGTGGCTCACGAGAAACGACGTTAAGGTCAACGTGACCGAAAAGGAATTCACCTATGACGGCGTTACCTACCCCGCCGGCACGATGATCGTCTCGATGTATCAGGCCAAGCGTTCTGTCGCCAACGGCGCGCTGTATGACGGTACGCTCATCAACGGCTGGACGATCCTCTACTCCGAGGGCATCACCTCCTTCAATGAAACGCGCGGCTTCGACATGGTCACCGTGGCCGAGCCCGCCGCCTACAAGAGCATCTCCGCCGTCTGCGGCGACGCGATGGACCACGACGACGCCCTCGCTTACACCAAGGCGCTGACCTCCTGCTTCACCGGCGACAAGAATAAGGACGTCATCCTCTCCAACGCCTCTGAAGACTCCACCGCCGCCGTCAACGAACTTCTCAAGGCCGGCAAGACCGTCGGCATGGTCACGAGCGGCGACCACATGGGCGATTTCATCTGCTCCTACGCCGACTATCAGACCGTCGCGGGCAAGTATCTGCTCTCTGCCGCGGGCGTCGACAAGACGAGCGTGAAGGCGAAGATCATCACCAAGTCCCCGACCGTCTACGTCCCCGGCACGCCTGCTGAAAGCGAGAAGGGATTTGTCTACACGCCGCAGATCAGCCAGAGCGCCGGCTGGAACTATGATACCGCCGCGATGAACCTCATGGGCTTCACCACGACCTCCGACGTGACCAAGGCGGACGCCGCCGCAGGTGCGACGAAGCTCGACGCCGCCGCAAAGACCGCCGTGGAAAACGGCCTGCCGTACATCGGTTACAGCTATTCCGCAGCGTCCTCCGCCTCTGACCTCATCGCCGGCGTGGAATACACCGAGCTGGACGGCGCGATGGACTGCCTGACCCCCGTTGTCTATCCCAACAAGACCCTTGTGAACGCGAGCTACATTGCTGACGGCGACGGTATCCTCTACGCCTACGGCCTCGGCTACTTCTCCAAGGTCCCCGCCTCCGCGACGGTGCTCGTCAAGAGCGACAAGAGCAGAACGCCTACCGAGGGCTTCATCCCCACGAACACCGCCGAGCGCGCCGCGGGCTTCAAGGCCTACATGAACGGCGGCGTGCAGGGCTTTGCCTACAAGGAAAACGGCATGAATGTCGTCCTCTTTGCCAACTCCCTCACCCATAAGGTCCACCAGAGAGACGAATATGCCTACCTCAGCAACTTCCTCTTCTCCTCTGTCCTGGGCGACAAGAACTATGACGGCTCCGCGTCGCTTCCCTTTACCGATGTCGCCGACGACGCCTACTATGCTGACGCCGTTGTCTGGGCCGTTGCGAAGAACATCACCTCCGGCGCGACCGCCACGACCTTTGCGCCGAACGCGGGCTGCACGCGCGGCCAGATGGTCACCTTCCTGTGGAGAGCCAACGGCAGCCCCGAGCCGAAGTCCATGACCACGTCCTTCACCGACGTGAAGAGCGGCGCGTACTACGAAAAGGCCGTTGCGTGGGCGGTGGAAAACAACGTGACCACCGGCACGAGCAGCACGACCTTCTCCCCGGATGCTTCCGTCACGCGCGCACAGGCTGTCACCTTCCAGTGGAGAGCGGCCGGCGCACCGGCGGCTGAGGGCACGAACGCCTTTGCCGATGTGAGCGCGAGCGCCTTCTACGCCCCCGCCGTGCAGTGGGCCGTCAACGCGGGCGTGACCACCGGCACGAGCGACACCACCTTCTCCCCGAACAGCAACTGCCTGCGTGCGCAGATCGTTTCCTTCCTCTACCGCGCCGCCAAGTAAGCGGCCACTATCTGATGAAAAAAGAGGGAACGGTTTTTCCGTTCCCTCTTTTTGTTTTTTTCCGAGAAAGACACGATGTCTTTCCTTTTGCCGAAAACAAGAAAAACCTCACTTCCGAAGAAGTGAGGTTTTGGTGGAGACTGCTGGACTCGAACCAGTGACCTCCTGCGTGTGAAATAGCTACGAACACGTGATTTGTGGAATTATGTTACAATAACACGGAATAAAGCGGAATAAATGTAACAACGCAGGATTAAATGCTTCAATATTCCGCTTCATTTCTTCGCGGTTGCTAACAAATCACTAACAGGTCTACTCCCGGAACATGTCCTGCAAGCGTTTCACTTCCGCCGCTTTATCGATCTGCTTCCTGTGCAGATAGTCATAGAGGCTCTTCATGCCCTCGGGCGGCTCGCCGTGCTCCTGCCGGTACTTCTGGATGACGCCAGCAACCTCGGCGTGGAGCATCGTCATGTGCCGCATTTCTTCGCCGGAGAGATCGTAGAATGTCTTCGCGAGAGCAGGATATTCGTCCTTGTACTCGAGGGCGCATTTCGCATACTTCATCGCGTCCCCGATTTCCTCGTCGACCATCGCCGACAGTTTTTCAATGAGTTTCATTTTCTTCCTCGCTTCCTGCGGTCAGCGTCGGCATTGCTTTTTTTATCTCCGCCAGCGCCGCGTCGCCAATCTGGTTGCCGATGCTGCGCCCCGTGGGCGTGGCCACCATCGCGCCAAGCAGCATACCAATCAAGAGCTGCACCATCGCGCACCTCTCAGATCCGCTGCACGCGCAGCGCCACATTATTGACCGTAGCAGCGGCACCGGTGAGCACCAGCGTCAGGGCGGACCCTGCCGCGCAGCACACCTGGCGCACCAGCGAGGGGAATGCCAGCACGACAGGAGCACCGGCAGCTCCCGCAGCGGAAGCGGTAGCGCCGGGAACGGCAACGCCGTCCTTGTAGAGCGTCGCCGTGACCGTGCCAGCTGCCGTCGGTACGACGGTGACCGAGGCGTCTACATCGTAGTAGCCCGCGCCGGTGATGTTGACGGCGTTGCCGTTAAGCGCCACATCACAGCCGTAGCGGCGGATAAGGCTGCCAAGAGGGATGACGCCGTCGACCGCGACAGCGGTAGGCGTCTGCATGGCAGCGTAAAGAGCGGATTTACAAGACATTTTTATTCTCCTTCCATAAAAAAATAGGCGGGACGATTGCCCCGCCTGTTACCCGGCCATAGGGGCCTGCCATGTTCCCTGAGTGGGGAATATGGTCTTAAAGGTTGACGTTGCCGTTGCAGCCGCAAGACGCGGGGATGATCTGGCCTGCGCAGGTCGAAGCCACGCCGTACAGTGCGGGCTTGGTCAGCATGCGGCCCTCGATCGCATCCAGACGGCGGTTGAAACCGCAGCAGCAATCGGAAATCTTCGCCGCCAAGGCGTCCGTCTGCTCCTTGGTGAAGATGCCGTTCTTGAGGTTCTGGTTCTCCATCTTGAGGTCGAAGATGGTCTCCTGCAAGCGCTGCTCGTAGATGCGGCTGGCCTGACTGGTGATAGCTTCAGTGCTGGCGTTGATCGCCATGCGCGTGTCGTTGCTCTGCTGCTCGATGAGATACTGCGTGCGGGATGTGTCGATGATCCCCTGCTTTTCGACCTCGCAGTTGCTCACGCGGTTGCAGCCGGTGTCATTGACGGGATACGGCATATTGCCGCGGCCAAAGCCAAAGCCGTTGCCGAAGCCGCCAAACAGCGCCGCGATGACGATGATGATAAACAGTACCGCGAGCCAGCTCATGCCGGTGCTCTGATCGTTGTTCATGGTGCATTCTCCTTTCCTCAAAAATTATTCCAACGGCTATTTCAGCCGGGGGAATTTGGTTGAGCGCCCCGTTTTGCCATTCTGTGGGGCCTGTGAGGCGTTCTGCGCGCCGCCGAGTATTTTATTGGCGTCAGAGCGCAAAGCTTCCGGTGTCGTGCCGAGAAGCCCACACAGTGCCTTCGCCTGCATTGTGCGCCCGTAGCGCGCATAGAGGCTGTCGGCAATGCCTGGATCAATGCCGAGCCTGCGCGCCGCGCTCTGCACGCCCTCCAGCGTGTCAGCCGTCCCGCTGATCGCCTGTTCCGCTTTCGTTGCCGCGCTTTGCAGGTCTGCGGAGGGGAACATTTTCGACGCTGCCGCTATGATCTGCTTGAGATCCATTCACTTTCAGCTCCTTTACTTGGGCCGACAGGCCCTTGATGACCTCGGCCATGTCGCTCATGGCCGACTGCATCTCGCTCATCAGCTGCTCCTGCGTTTTGGGCGGCGTGATGACGCCGAGCTCAACAAGCTTGTCGTAATACTGCTGCGTCGTGCCTTCCAGCTCTGCGTAGGCGGCAGCCGTCTTCCCGATGAGCTGCTGGCGGTTGCCGAAATAGTCGGTCTGGAAAATATCACCGTTGTCGATAACACACATCATGCAGTTTCCGCCGCTGTATCCGGCGATTGCAAACTGGTCCATGCGCGCACCTCCTTTTGTTGTCTCAATGATAACGAAAAAGAGACCCCGCAAAGAGCCTGAAAAAGGTCTTTGTAGGGTCTCTTCTTTATGCGTTTTTGATGCTGTCCGCGATTTTGCTGTATGCCCGGCGTCGCCGCGTCTTCACGTACTCCGGTGAGACGTGCAGCGTCTCCGCGACTTCGACGCGGCTCTTCCCGCGCACATCGCATTCAATAAGGCAGTACGCCTCGTCCTGCGGCAGCTCAAACGATAAGATATACGCCACAGCCCGTTTGGGGGCCATAGAGGATAATTGCGCGCGGATTGACCTGTGCTGACTGTTCATGCCCGTGTAGGGCTTGCAGAGGCGCTTGCGCGTGGGCTTTCGCCGCCCGCTCCTTCCTTACTTTTTCGACCGCTCCAACTCCGGTTTACTTCATTGTTGCAAGTTTCCTGATGAGATCGTCGCCGTATTTGTAAGCGGCGAGGTAGTCCATCGTCGCATCAGCCAGACCGGAGCGCTTCTTGAGCACTTCGCGATAGCTCGCCTCATACTTCGGGCGGTATGCGCCCAGCACGAGCGACTTCGCCCGCTTCTTTCGATACACGCCATCGCCGTTGGCCTGACTGCCTTTTACGCCGCTCGACGTGTTTCCCTCGATGGCGGTCACATACTGACCGCTCACGCTCTCGCAGATGCCCGTATGGTCGGTCTTGACCTTCGTGTTGGGAAAGTCGTAGATCAGCACGTCACCCGGCTGATAGCCGGACGTGACCCACTGCCCGTGCGCTTTCGCGTAGTTCATCAGCTCGCCGCAGCTTGCGGTCTTTCCACCGCCGTAGAAGAGGGACTTATCCACCTGCTGAAAGCACCACCACACAAACTGCATGCACCAGTACACGCCGTCCACGCCGTAGGCCTTGCCGTATTTCTGCCGGTTGCCCGGGCACTCCACCGTGCCGATCTCCTTGCGTGCGATGGCGAGGATGTCTTCTGCTCTCGCCATTCCTTACGCCCCCTTGTCGATCGCGTCCTGCGTCTTCTGACTCTGCGTGCCGAAGTAGAACGCGATGATGACCGCATAGATCGTCATAAAGTCCTGCGAGATGTTGCCCGTGACGGCCATGTAAGCGAAAACGCCCGTCAGCACCAGCGTCACGAGGCTTTTGACGCTCATCAGGTTTGCCAATCTTTTGTGAATCAGTTCCATGTTATTCGTCCTTTCCTTTGATTTTGATTCCCGCCAGTAAGCCAAGCTCCGCCGTCCACGCGGCGAACCACGCGACGGTCAGACTGTCCGGCACTACCTTGTCATGCGCGGTCAATACGAGCACCGCAATGCAGTACCAGCAGAGGTTGAGCACTGCCGCGATGACGTACTTGTCCCGCTTTCTCAGCTTCTTCATAAGGCCACCCCCGACAGCAGCCACGCGATAAACGCACCCGCCAGCGCCGCGAGAGCCTTGTCGACCAGGCTGTCCCAGCGTTTCCCTGCCTTGCCCGTGATGGCTTTCACGTCCTCTTTGATCTCTTTGACGTCTCCCTCGACGGTCTCCTGCTTGGTCGCCAGCACTTCGACCGACGTTGCCAGCCTGTCAAGCGCCGTCTGGTGCTCCTGCAACTCATTGATTCGATGCGTATTGCTCTTGCACCTGCTTTCAATCAGCGCGATCTCTGCGTCATCGTAGTGCTTTGCATTATCCATTTTTCACGCCCCCTTATTTTTATGGTGTTCTCCATTGAGCCTATCATGCCGCCTCCGCAAATTCACCACGGGGCAAAAGAACCTGCCGGTGATCCGACAGGTTCTTTTTCTTTACGCCGCTTTCTTCCTCATGATTGCAAGCTGCTCGTCCACCCGCGCGCGGTTCCAATGGCGAATGCTCTTTCCGACGCCGAAGTCCTCAAAGAGGGCTGCACGCTGTTTATCGGAAAGCCCCTTCTGCTGATAAACAAGCTCCATGATCTGCAAGCCTTCACTGTTGCTGATGGTGTCACCGTTTTTGTCCTTCAGGCTTTTGATCCCGCCTTTCGCCAGATAGAGCGCAATATACTGGGCTTCTGAAACGCCCGTTTTTTTGACGGTATCTATGGCCTTTGCCGCCCACCCGTCCGTTTGGTAATTGCTCACGCTCATTTTCCCAACGATGTTGGCATATTCGTAGGCTTTCGCAACGGCATCTGCCTTATCGCCGTCGCTCATGGACTTATAGCTCGCAAGTCCCGTGAGCTCGCTGACGATCTTATAGGAAGTCTGCCCGCGCTTTGTGGCGTACTTGACGTATTCCTCGCCGGTCAACTGTTTGTTTTCCTTATTCACGGTAAAAGATTTCGGTGCGCGCTGCGGCAGGACTTTGGTTTCACCGGTCGCCTCATACAGGCGGCTCAATTCATCTTCCATTTTGCTGCCGCTTACCTTCGAGGTATACGCGGGATTCGCAAAATTGTTAAATGCCCGCGCGACCACGCCTCCGGAGTTTTCCGTGCGCCCCCATGCGTCGATAAAGGGAATCTGCCCGTAGTCAACGCCCGGAATACGCGCGCTGGCCTTGCCGAGCGCATATTGCATATCCGGCGTCAGGAATTTGTTCTTATCCGTATAGGTCGTCATGCGCTCGCTTTCGCCCGTGCGCTCCGCCTGCCCGAAGACCGTCGGGATACCCTGCGTCAAATAACTCGTCGCCGCGCTTGCTACCGCACTGGTTAGTGCGTTTGTGTCCCCGGAGGACGCATACCCCACCGCGTCAAAAACGTCGTTCAGGCTTTGCAGACAACTCATGGAAAGAAGCGGGTCCGTCACGTTGCTTGCTGCCTGAAGCATATCACTCATAGTGAGATACCCGTTGTTCGCCTGCATCTGCTCGTAAAGGTTTGCCCCAACGAAAAACGGAAGCGCTTCCGGCGCAAGCCAATCCAGCGTAATACTCGTGCCATTTGGCAGCTCCATCGCATATTCCTGATGTCCTTGCAGCTCGTCGAACTTTTTCTTCTTCTCGTCATCACCGCCGCTGCCGCGAAGAATGCCCTCTTTCGCCATATAAAGGCCGAGCATCATCAGCCCCGTGCCGGTCAGACCGGCGGCGGCCCGGTCGATCATTTCGGTCGCCTGCATATTACCCTTTTGCACTTGCACAAGGTCATAGCTTATGCTTTTGAGGAAACCAATAGGGCTGTATTCCACGCCGCGCACCAGAATGTTGGCTGGTGTCTTGCGGAACGGCAGGATTCCTTCGGCGAGGGTGCTTCCGAGGCGTTTCATCTTGTTATCCCCACGGTATCTGCCGAGATCGGAGATCATCTGTGAAAACGCATTGGTGTCTCGATAGGTCGCTTTCTGCGCCTCTCTGATCGCGTATTCGCGTGCCGCTTCAATGCCTTTCCCGCCAGCGACCTGCTCCGCGGTAATGCCATTTGCTTTGCAGAATTGCGCCAGCGCCGCCGCGTAATGCGGCTTGGAGAACCATGCGTCTTCCGCATCCAGCGCCGTGCTGTTGAATTTGCGCATCGCTTCCAGCAGTTTCGGTTTGAAGATCGTGCGCCCTTCCTCGATTTCCTGTCGCACATTGACATTATCATTGTACTTGCCGCTGCCGAGAGCTTGCTCGCGAATGTTGGCATAGTCACTCCATGCCGCCTTGATAAGCCCTGCGTCCTTCGTCGTCAGGATTGCCTTCGTGCGTCCGACTTTGCCGCCGCTCACCGCGTTCGCAGCGCTCTCAATGCCTGCGCCGATGACGTTCTTTACCGTGACAGCAGGAACAAATCCTACGTTGCCAACGATGTTGCGCACATGCGTACGTGGGTTACCAAGCATCGAAAAGTAGCGCCAAGCGTTCCATTTGTCAATGAAGCGGCTCGGCATCTGTCTGCCGATATCACGATAGATTTCCTTCATCGCCTCGGTGCGCGCATCGTCGTCCTTTGCGTTCAGGAACTTCTCAGCGAGGTCGCGGTCAATCTTCAGATCAGGGGCCTTTTCCCCGTACTGCTTTTTGAGATCTTCTGTCAAGTTCTCCACGCTGCGCTGCGCCGCATAAAGCTGCGTACTGGTGTCCTGCTGCTTGAGCAGCCGCGTTGCCTGCAACGCCTGTGCCGCATTTCTCTGGCGCTTTACGATGGTGTCGAGCACATCGATAGCTGTCTCCACATCACCGCTGTTCGCTGCATTGTTGTAGAGCGCCCAGCCAATCGCCGTATTTTCCTTGCTGATCCCCTCTTTGGTGGAACTTTTCCACTTGTTCAGGGTCTTTTGCCAACCCTCGGTTTTTATGCGGCTTTCTGCGTCACTAATGGCCTGCTTGTCCGTATAGCGGTCGTAGGAGAACTCTCCTTTTGCCACCATTCGTTCCAGCGTCGGCACCATTGCGTCCGGGGTGGCCTTTGCTTCCAGCACCGTGCGGATTGTGCGGCTGACATATTTGTCATCCGCCGTCTTCTTCGGTACCTGCACTTCGCGGTATGCACGCTCGCCCGCCGGGATATATCCGTACTTCTTTTTCAACGTTTCGTAGTTTGCCTCAGGGATCTCGCGGGAGAATGCTGCGTCATCCACGCTGTTGACTTTTTCCAAACGGTCCGCCTCATCTCCGGCGATATACTCCACCGTGTTGACCCCGGCATCCTGCAATGCGGCTTTCAGACGGTCGCTGCTGTTGTCCGGGATCACCGCTGCCAAAACTTCGTCAAACCCAACGGCGCGCTGGGGCTTGGCCTCAAAGTAGCCGGTGGGCATTTCCGCCGCCTCCTGGTAGACGGCCTGGATGTCCTGGGCCGTCTGGCTGCTGATTTTGTACCCCTCCTTGGAGAAGGCCCGCATGATAGCGTCCACCGTCCTCTTGCCCTTGGACGTTTCCATCAGGATGCTGCCGATGATGTCGCTCTCGACGAAGGAATTGTCGGAATGAGCCTTGTTTCCCTGCTTGATCTTCGTGATGATGCTGCCGATCTGGTCATCAATGGCCTGGAGCTTTGCTTCATACTCGGTCCCCTCGTCCATGCCCAGCCGCCCACTGTCCGCCTTGATCTCCTGGATGCTGCGGTATTCCGGCGTCGCCACGGATTGCAGGGTCTTGGCGCTTGCGCCCCAGGTGTTGCCGCCGCGCTCCTCCTGGCCCTCATTCATCGCCTTGACGATGTTCTCCAGGGTGTAGGCATAGTGGAGCTGCGAGAAGCTGCGGAGATTGCCGGAGGGGGTGTAGGGGTCCTTGCCATTGTAGATGCCCGCCTCGCCCAGCAGGCCGTCCAGCTTCCCGGCAATCCACTCCTCAACGGCGTGGTCATCCACGGAGCTGCGCAGCGCGTCAGAGGTAGCCATCCGGTCAATTTCGCCCTTGGTCGCGCCGCCGTCCTGGTACATATCCCATGCGTGGTGAACGATGTCCTCCAGGGTGAAGATGGAAACGCCGTCCATGGAATTGTCGATGCGGTTCTGCCGTCTTTCGTTGATCTCCGCGTCGGTCCAATGCCTCTTGACGGCCATTCTGCGGAGCATGGGTTCGCCCTGTTCCCGGTAGTAGTCCCGGAGAATGTCGCGGATGACCTCGGCATTCTCGCCCAGGGCGTCCTTCACGCTCTCACCGGTCTCCAGGTTGGCCTCGATTTCAGCCAGCGTGTTCACGCCCAGGCGGTCAACCACCTTTTGCAGGGTGTCGTTACCGAACTTGTCCCACACCTTGTCCATCTTCACCGGCTCCAGACTCTTGCCCTGGTCTGCCAGATAGGCCGCCCGCACCGTGTCCGTGGAGGCCAGCTTCTCCGCCAGCTCTGCCGTGCTCCTGGTGCTGGTGTTGTCGATGCCCATAGAGCGCAGGGCGGCGCTGTTCCCGAAGATGCCCCCGGCCACGGAGACATCCCCGGCCAGCCGGTGCAGCTCGTGCTCCACCTGGGATGCCTTTTTGCTGTTCACGGGGTAATCTACTCGCGGAGCTGTCGGCGTCCAGGCATCGCCACCGTACACCTTGTTGGCGCGGAATAGCTGCGGGTCGATGGTGTCCTTGCTGAACACAAGGGAGATGGGGCCGTACTTGGTGTGCCCGTCCCTGGCTTTTACAATGGCGATAGAGGGCATGGGCAGGCCGCCCAGCTTCAGCGCGGACATGATGCTGGCCTCATCCTTGTTGTGGACGGCGATCAGTTTGTCAGTCTCTTCGACCGGCGTTTCCATGCTGAACTTCAGCTTGACATTTTGTACGCCACGAGATAGACTATCTACAGAAGCATTCCCTCGCAGAGCGCCGCTGTCCGCAGCGGAAGAGCCATTAATTTGGGGGATGCTTCTTTCTTGCATCTGCCCAATATTATAGATCATCTTACCGTCTGCGCTCTGCGCCGTCGATATCGTAACCTTGTAATATTTCCCGTCAAAGTCTTTGAAAAACGCCGTGCGATAATTCCAACCGCTACTTGCCATGTCTCCATGTCGACTGTTATGATCTACAACGTTCCTGTCCCCCTTGACAGAAACCTGCGCCAACTCGTCAATATGCGATGCTGCATTTACTTTTCGCTCAAATGCCGCCTCGCTCATAGTACGCCCATCGCTGGTGTGGTTGTCGCTCAGTTTCCCTGCCGAGGTCGCAGTCAGAACCAATTCGTCGCCATCCGCGCCGATAAGCTTAACGTCTTGTCCACGGCGGATTTTCCCGTTAATATAGTCTTCCAGCTGTTCGCTCCAACTCTGCGGGTCATTTCCAAAAATGACCTGTCTGTCGGCGCGGACATATTTTTTGCCATCGGCAGCCTCTTCAATGCTCGCCCTGCCATTTATTTTGCTTGGCGGCGCACGCGTGCTTTCCTGCGCAACGGTTTCGCTCTCCACCTTGATATGCGCAAGAAGAAACGCTGCCGCATCGCTGATCTCACTGTCGGCGAAAATGTTCATATCGCCGAGGCTGTCGCAAACCACCTCTTCCCAAATTTCCTGCGCCGTCATTTCGGTGCCGGCATAAGCGTCTGCATACGCCGTGCAGAGGGAGTCGACCTCACCGCCGGTAAAGGTCTTATCGATGCGCGTGCGTACCTCGTTCAAATCGACTTCGCCCTTTGCGATCATATCATGTCCGGCCTCATGCCGCATGATCTGGTACGACGTAAATTCCGGATGATCCGCACGGATAAATACGCGGTCACCTGAAACGTAGCCGCGCACCTGGAACGCTTTCCCGCTCTTGTCACGGAACGTCAGATTATTCCCGGCAAAAAACGTCACGCGCAGACCGCGCTCTTTGGCGAGGTCCTTCGCCTTGCGCATTTCCGCCGTCTCGTTCTTCACAAGATAGACGCTGTCATTGACCGCGCCTCTGCCGATGCCGAAGCTCGCAGTGCTTACTTTTTCTCCATAATCGAGCGCAGCTGCTTCGCTGTCTGCGAAGTGTCTCCCTTTCTTCCGGCTCTGATCTCGTCCTGTGCTTTCTTCCACGCCTCGTACTTCTCCGCGGGGATTCGCACCGTTATCCCGTTCGCTGCCTTCGCGTAAATGTACTGCTTCTCCATGTTCGGCTCCTTCCTGCTGCGCATATTCTGTGCGCAGCTCATCCATTGTCACATCTCCTGTCTCGAGGGCAAGTCGGTTGTCAGTTACATACTTGTCAAAGCCGGTCGCCTGCACCTCTGCGCCTGCGATCTGCTGCTTTGCTGCAATATAATCCGTATTGGGGGCAACCGCCGTTCCATCAACAGCAGTGTACCCATTCGTCAGCATGTCGTCAAGAACGATCTCGAGCGTTTTCGCCGCTTTGACATTCTCCTGTCCATTATCGTTGATGATGCGCTGCGCTGCATCAATGATTTGCGTGCGCGTCAGGCCCTCGTTCATCGCCTTGCGCATGGCGGGGGTCTCGAATATCTGATTGTTTCTCTGGTATCCGTTTGCCGTCCGCTGCCGCGCGCCCTTCTGCTGTCCGCGCGAAAGGCTTATATCAGCGATACCGGCGATCTGCTCTGCCGCCGTACTGTAATAACCGTGCAGCTCGGGGTGGTCAAACTGGAAAGCGTTTACATTTCTGCTCGATACATTTTCCTTCGTGCGGCTGTCAATATGCTCGCCCGTTCCTGCCTCTTTCTTCGCGTCGTTCTGCCCTGCGACATAGCCTGCATAGGCCGTCTCATTCGTCGGGTTCGGGTTCGCCTTTCCCTCCACGCCCGCATTGTAGGCAGGGATAAAGTCCTTCACGTGCTGTGCCGTGTCCTTGCCCTCCTGGTACGATCCGCGAATCGCCTTGCGCCCACTCTCACCGATCATGCTGTCGTAGCGGGCGAAGAGCTGGTCGGCAATGCCGTTCACGATCTCCGCGTCGCCGCGCGTCTCTGTCTGCGTCTTCGGCAGCTCGGTACGACTGTCATAATAGCGCCCACCTCGGTTGCCGATGGCCTCCACGCCGCCGCCAAGCCCGCCGAGGATACCGCCAACGAGGAAGTCGTTCAGAATTTCCGATGCTTCCAGCTCGCTATAGCTCCCACCAAGCGTCTTGCCGTTATAGATCATCTGCAAGGCAGGCTGAATGAGGTCTTCGATGGCCTCCTCGCCGCCTTCTTCCAGAAACGACAATGCGATCTTTCCCGCCGCGCTGCGGGTCAGATTCTGCGTCGCTCTTTCGATCACGTCATCAAGGAAGCCTTTGCCAAACATCTTCTTGAACGGCCCTGCCGCGTTGCCGATCTTCTCCGTTGCCACGCTCAGCGCGCCGGACGCAAAGCCATAGTTGACCTGCTGTTCATGCGTTGCGCCCGCTCTGCGCGCCTGCTGCGCGCCTCCGCCCGCGCTGCGCATGAACATCGGGAAGAGCGCGCTGCCGCCCATAAAAGGCGTGAGGGCAATATCCATCCCCATCTGCGCACCCGCGACGCCCGCGTCAACGGCGAGTTGTCCGGCCTTGCCGAGCCCGCTTTTCGCCTTGTTGATATCCTTTGCGCCGCTGTCGGCCAGCCTGTCAGCGATGTCATAGGCTCCCACTGCGGCCTTTTCCCCGCTCTCGATGATCTTGCCGTACTTCTCACGCTCGCTGCGAGCGATGGCAATCGCCTCTTTCGTGTCGGCAATATCCTGCGCCGTCATCGACGGATCGCTCAGCGTCGCTTCCAATGCCGCAATCTGCTGGTCCAACGTCTCCGCCTGAGCGCGATAGACCGGTGACATCGCTGTGCCGCCCTGCCCCTGCGCCACCACGCCGCCGAGATTGACAAAGCCCGCGCCATAGGTTTTCGCCGCGCCCTTGACGGTGTTGCCGACGCGCTGCGCGACCGTGAGGGCTTTTACCTCCTGCACGTGCTGTTCGAACGCTTCTTTGCTCTGGTAGTTCTTCGCGTCCTTCTTCTGTAAGGCCCCCTGCGCAAGATTCTGCGCAAGCGCGCTTTGATTTTTTGGCGTCACGACATTCTGCCGCGTGCGGAACATGGGGCTGCTCGCCTTTGCGGGAATCGTTGCCGCCTTGCTCGGTTGCACTGTCGGCTTCTTCTGCACCACATTGCCCGTAGGGGATGTGTGCTGCACGTCCCCCGTTCTCACAAGCCTGCCGTGCGTGCCGGTTCCAACAACCGTCGTCTGGCCCTTGCTCGCTTCCACTTCCGGATTCGCTTTTACTAATCGTCCCATTTAGCCCTCCTCGTAGGAATAGCCGTACTGCGTCAGCAGCTTCTGCATTTCTGCCTTCTGATCACTCGTCATCAGCGGCCATGCCTTGTCGAGCGTCGAAAGGATACGCTCGCCTTCACCGTTTTTCAGCGACGTGTTGAATCCGCTCAGTAGAGCAATAAACTGACCCTGCGGCAGTGTCTTGCCGCTGCTGCCGCTTCCGCTGCCGCCGCCCTGCCCCTCGAGCCAGCTCTCATAATCGTCATACAAACTGCTTGAAGAGGAAAAGCCGTACTTCTTATAGTTGTTGGAGATAAAGCTCTTGGGATAGCCGCTTGCCTGCGCCGCTGCGAACAAGCCATCATAATCCGCCTCGCCGCCGCCCGTAGGCGTGGTGCTGACGCGGGTATTTCTTCTCGCGGCCTGCTGCGCGGCCTGCTGCAATTTATACTGCCATTCCGCATTGTATCGTGCATCATCGATGGCGTCGCGTTCCTTCTGGTAGTTATAGTTCAGCTTGTCCTGCTGCTTCTGATACGCCAGCGCATCCGCCGTCTGCTGGTCGCCCACCTGATCGCGCGCAAGCTGGTAGAGGTAGTTGCGGTCAGCCAACCAGCGGTTGTAGTTGTTGTCCTCAAGGCCGATGAGCGTATTCAGGTCGGCGCGGTCAGCATTCAAGCCGTTCTGATACATGCTATAGGCAAGCTGCTGAAGCTCGGGAATCTTGTCCGTCATCTGGCTCATCTGGTAGTCGCTCGCCTGCTGGCTCGCTGCCACCGCCGCCGTGGACGGCATCCCGCCCGTCATAACTGCCGCCTTGCCGAGCACATCCTCCGCGCTGCGGTCTGCCTCGCGTGTGTACTGCTTGCGATACTGCTGATAGAGTGGGTCGCTCGCCGCGTCGTAGGAAAACGGCGTGCGGTTCAGCAGCGCGTCGAGCTTTGCGCTGATCTTCCCGCTCTGATCGTAGTTGTAGTTGCTGTCGCCCAGCTTATCGAGCCAGCTCGTGTCAGCCTTTGCAGGTCTCGCGCCCGTGCCGAGTTTGATGTACTCGCTGCCGTCCACGCCGCCGCTGTAGTCATACTTTTCGCGGATCCTCTCCGCTGCGTCGTGCGCCGCCTGCTGGCCCGCCTTGTCTCCCTCGGCATATGCCTTGTTGTAGGCCTCGGTATACTGCCGGATGAGATCAAGGTCACCCGAATCGTTGATGAGCGTCAGGTCTGTATTCTTGTGTTTGAAATTATCTGCCATTGTCCCCTCACTTTCTGCCGCCCGTCACGTATTCGTACTCGAGCGCATAGAGCCGGTATTCTCCTGTGGCTTTGATTTTTAATCTAAAGTGGTCGCAGCGGCGGATCGGGCAGTTGAGCGTGAAAACGTCTTTCTCCTGCGCCCCGCAGCGGTCGACCTCTTCCCACGCGCCGCCGTCGAACTTGACAAGGAACACGACCGTTGTGCCCTTTTCGCATTCCAGCCGCGCCCGTACGCGCTGCACGTGCTTCGCGTCGAATGAGCCGCCGTCATAGTCGGCAAACTCCGCCTCGCTGCTGACGGCTCCCTCACGTGTTGCGCCGGTCGGGATATCTGCCGGATTCCCCAGCAGCACGCACCCACCGTCTACTAAGGCCATGATACCGCCCGAATAGGCCATTTGCACCACGGCAAGCGCATCTTCCTTATGCCACACACCGTTCTCGCTGCTGTAGCAGTACAGCGCCGCCTTGCCATCCTCTTTCAGGCTCACGTAGTAGTTGAGGCCGTCGCTTCCTCCCACCGCGTCGGAGAGGCGCACATCGTCGCCCAGCGTGTGGGAGATGCAACGCGGCATGCCGCCGCTGTACGCCATGATGCCGACCTTCGAGAGGTAATAGAGCGTTTCACCCGCAACGGCGAGGCTCTTGTGACTGCCCTTCATCACGCCGAGCACCGCACTTAACATGAGCTGGAAGTTTGTCGGGATCGTGCCGTACATCTTGAAGATCTTGTCCTCTTTGAAAAAGCACGGGTAGCCAAGGTAGCTCACGCACGCCGTGAACGCTCCCGCCGTGCCGCTCTCCACGCTGAACGCATCCGTGGATAGTCCGTCAAACACATTCCAGTTGTACGGGTCGCCGAGCTTTGAAGCAAAGATGCTGTCGCCCTTGCAGCCCCACACGCGGTTCTCGTTCGTGCAGACAAAATCCATGTCGGGAACGCTGCGCTTGAGCGTGACTGTTCCGGGCTCCGTGATGCTTTCCTGCCCATCGGGCAGGCGGAAAGTGTTTTCATAAAAGCGCAGCGTCTTTTTGTCTTCGCTGATCTCTCGGATGATGGGCGTGCGGTTGTTGTAGGTCTCCTTTGTACAGCCCGAGATCGTCACGGCGTCGCCCACGTTGAATGGGAACGCCGCGCCGGTCGTCGTGATGCTGTTTGCCGCCGCCTTTTCGTCGGCATACGTACCATTCCCGAATTTCAGCCCCGCCGCGGCGTAGCTCGCCTCCATCGGCGTGATCGTGCCGTCCTTTTCACACACGATCTTGTCGGGGAAGATGAGCACGCGCTCGCCCAGTGCACAGAAAGTCTTTTCGCTGTCTGCGACCGTCGACTTCTCCTCGCCGTTGACGTAGAGCTTCGTTCCGTATACCTCGTAGAGCTTTCCTGCACTGAAAATGCCGTTTGCAGTCCCCATATCCTTGCGGACGGTATAGCGCCTCGCACGGGGGGAAAGAAGCGGGAAGTATCGCGCCGACAGGTTCTTCATGTCGTAGAGCTCGCCGCCCGCCGCACCGAACGTGTGGTTGATGCCTCCGAATTTCTCTTGCTGCACGCGCCGGTTCGTATATGCCGTGATCTCAGGCAGTCTCATCCGGGCCCTCGCTTTCTTTCTTCTCTGGCGCTTCCGTGCCGTCGCAGATCATTGCGATATTGCGAAGCGACTGCCGCACCGCCGCCACCACGTCCACCGCGTCGCCGTTGACGTTCAAAATGCCGATCAGGCGCATCGCGTGCGCCGCTTCCTGCTTGATCTTTTCATTCATGCTCTTTACCTCCAATCGGGTTGCGAATAGCTCCCGTAATTGTTGACCGGTCGAACCGATAGCCAATTTGTGTTGGAATACGTCCCGATGTTGACGATCGCGCGGTATCTCTTCCAGTTCGGATAGGCATACGTCCCGACATTGATAACCGCCTTCGCGCTGCTTCCGCCGCCGCCACCGCCGCCGCTGTACGTTGTGGCGGTACCCTCGTCGGAGTAATCCGATACGATCCAGTCACCGCCCCAATAATAGAGGTTGCACACCCACTCATATGTCGTCCCCGGCGATAGCCCCGTGATCGTGCCGACGAATGTGCTCTCCCCGCCGCCGACTGCCGTGGAATTGAACTCAAATGTTCCGACGCCGGTGATGCGCACGTCGATGAGCCGCTTAAAGGTGTAATCATCCGAGCCGCCCGTAAACTTGGCGTACACGCTGAGCTGCGTCCCGTCTCCGTCGACCGGTGATAGCGTACAATAAAAGCTCGCCATGCCTTACTCCTCGATGAAAAACACCGTGCCATACGGCGCGTTGCTCGGCGGCGAAGCGCCGAACGTGTAGTTGCCGCTCAGCACCAGATAGCCGCCGCCGAGCGAGACGACAGGGTAGTCGCTGGCATCGTCTTTTCCGATCAATGCAAACGGCCCCAGCTTGGATTCAAGAAAGATATTTCCCGCTGCGTGCATCTTCATGCCGCCATAGGTCGCCGTCAGACCGACGCCGACCTGCCCCGTGCCCGTGTAGGCAAGATCCATGCTGCCGACAGGGGTATCTCCGGCCAGCAGGCTTACGCTCCCGCCGCGCAGCGCGCCCGCCGTCAGAGTGCCGTCGATGTTGACTGCCTTGACGTGCAGATCGACAGTCCCCGTGCTCGCCACCTGCACGCCGTTGTAGTTGAGTTTGAAGATCGTGCCGTTCTCGCCGCTCGTCGCGCCCAGCGTGAAGCCGGTCGCGCTCTGGTCGAAAATGCTCTGTGCCTGCGTCGCGTCGATCTTGGTGCTTACCGTCGCGCGGATGCCGTTCACGTCGGCCTTGATGTTTGTGATCGCGCCGTCGAGGTTCGAAATGCTCGCCTGCAAGCCCTTTGCCGTTGTGTCAAGCTGCGTGATGTCCCCCTCAGCATCGCTAAGTCGAGCATCTAATCCTTTCGCTGTAATGGAAATTTCATTTACGTTCTTGTCCGTATCTTCGATCTTGGCGTAGATCGGCTCGGAAATATTCTTGATAAACTCGCTCAGTGCATTCTGATTGATGTTGCTCCCGTCCAGATTGAAAAGCGTATACCGAAGCTGTTCCAGAAGCACGAAAAGGTAGTCATAGACCCCGTTGATCTGCTCCTGCGTGTCTTTGCCTTCGCCGTTCGGGAAGGTCGTCTCCACCAGCTGAAATGTCGTCGGCACTTGTCATCACACCTTCCAGTTGCCCTTGCTTTCTTTGCGGTTTTCGCGCCGCCACCATGCCATAGCATCGGCCACCGCATCGTTGGCAATGGCGTGGTCGTTGGCATAGAGCGCGCTGTCCTGATTGTAGGCGTCGAGCTGCGCTGCCAGATATAGGTGGTAACACTCGTTGTGCCCGTCCGGCAGCAGCAATTCCATATCATCGACGCTTGCTGTGTCATCCTCCACGCTCACCTTGAGAACGGGGGCTTCCTCCCCCATCATCTCGGCGATTCGGTGCTCAAGCACCATAAGAATTTCCGCCTTGCGCGGCGTGCTCAATTTGTTAGGCCGCAGCGCGTCCGCGTCACGGATAGCTTTCAGCATTTTCATACATTAGACCTCCGTGAAATACTGTCCCACCAGCTCGTGAGGAAGATACTGAAGAGTGATTTTATTACCGGACTGCTCACCAATACGCTCGCAGAGGTACAGCTTAGTGTCCTCGGGGTCTTTGTAATAAAGACCATAGGTGTACTCCATGCCGCGGCTTGCGGGGATTGGGTCATCCTGCGTGCCCGCGTGGTCGACGTTGATGATCGTCCACACGGCAGGGGTGGAGTGCGGCGGCCAGTTCTCTTGCGTGGTGTGGCCCTGACCTTTGTTGACGCGGTAGAC